ATTTGGGGCAAGATGCATGTGGGGAATAGCTGGTGTTGATGCTACCGTTTACAGACAATGTTCTTGTAATGAGCATGCATCCATCATTGGACGTGTAGGCAAAGCGCTGCCGCAACATTCTAACCCCGCCCAAATTTTAGGTGCTTGGCGCAAACTTACAAAGAAAGTTTTACCTTATTTCAACAGGTTGAGAACAGTTAGGCAACCAGTTCCAATCGACGAATTTGTTAAGACTTTTCCCCCCAATCGACGTGAAGAATTGCTGAGAAATTTTAAGAACATGGATGAATGTACAGACAAGACTGCTAAGGGTTTTGTCAAACGAGAGATTAAGCCTGTATTGGATTATATCTTTAAGGATCCCCGTTGGATTCAAGGATGTCCTATATGGATGACTCGTGTTTGTGGTCCATGGTTACGGAAGCTAGCAAAGGCATTCCGGTCAGCATTTACTCCAAGGCAAGAAGGCCGTGGATTTAATTACAAGGATGTACAAGATGGAAGGCAGTTCATCTACACTTGTGGTTTGAATACTAACACCATTGGTGAGTATTTTGGTCGAGCCATACATACGATGCAAGGTCGTTGTAAGGCGGGGGACAGAGTGGTTATAATTGAGGACGATCAATCCCGGTTTGACATGCATATTACCGAAGGAGCTTTCGGTTTTCTTACACAGTTCTATCGAATGAAAATTTCGAAGAAAAGCGTTGTTAAGGCACTACAACGTAAAATTAGTAAGGGGCGTGGAACTAGGGGTACAAAGTATAGTGTGCCGTATACTATGCAATCTGGTTGGCCTGACACATCTGTTGGTGACACTATTGTTAACGCAGCTATGAAGTATGATATTCACGGTTTTGGAAGAGACTGGATTACTATTGGCTGTGGTGATGACTCTGTCACTGTAACTTTGCAATCTGAAATCGATATTCTTGGCGGTGTCGGCTCGATTAAGGATAAATACACTGGACTGGGAATGGAAGTCGTTGTTGAGTTGAAGGTAAATCCTCTTGACGTTGGCTTTTGTTCTGGAAGATTCTTTCCTTGGAGAGACAGTTATGTATTGATGCCTAAACCGGGTCGATTACTGAGCAAGATAGCCTGGGATATGAAGGACCGAAATCCACGTGATCAACTTGCGTGGACTAGAGGTATTTCACAAACCTTATTGCATTACGGCAACATTGACCCCGTGCTGTATGCTTTAGGTTCTGGACTTGCTGACTCAGCTGGAAATGGTACGATTATAACTGAGTATAATCCGTACAAACACCAGCTTGGAAAGCATTTACCCACTGACTGGAATGGGGTCTCTCTTTACTACAATCATCATTATGGTATGTCTATTCATGAAGTTGTTGAGGTGTGCTCGCATCTTCGGACTGCCACTATTGGTGATCGTAGTTCCAACCCTTATGTTCGCCATCTGGCTGAACTTGATTTGGGTTGAACACACAGTTTCTGGACTTCATATAGGGTGGGTTGAAGTAAAGCATCTACAATGCTAGTGAAACGTCAATAACAACAACATTTTAGTTGGTCATGAATCTCCCGTTGAGAGCCTGGTTAATCCCTGTCTATAAGACAATAAAGGGGTTCCCGCTGTAAACGATTTGTGAAGACCAATTTATTTAGTATGTGGTTGTTAGTGTAGAACTGTGGTGTGTATGACGTATGTAAGGCACAATCGGCGCTATGAGAAATAGATTTAAAATTTGCTAGAT